CTAGCCGACTGGCTGATCGTCTTGATGGCAAGCTTGCCGATGTCGAAAAAGTCCTCGTCATTGAGGCGGTACAGCCGGCCGTCCTTGATGGCGACGTCGCCGTAGACGTAACAGCCATGCTCCTTGCTGTAGCCGATGTAGTCGATGGTCTGCACGGTCGGGATGCGCGCGAGCTGGCGCGCAAGGTAGCCGTCGAGCTGGGCACCCGTGCCGGTGTACATGGCGCCGGGCGCGACACCCAACAGGCGCTTCTTGAACTCGCTGCTGCTGGCGATTTGCGCACTGGTGAAGGTCGCCTTGATCGGCTCGCCGTCATGCGGAAAGGCCACGCGGAAGTAGTACCACGCCTCGTCGGTTTGCGGGCTGGCCTGATAGTAGAGCGCGGTGGGCTGGCAGTTGGCGACCATCTGCACCACGCCCGCGCGCAGCACGGCGTGCTTGCGCACTTCGTCGTCGGGCATGTCCGGATGGGCTTCGCGCACCGCGGCGGTTTCGCGCTGGAAGGCGTCCAGCTCCAGCTTGAACCAGTACGACCGGTTTCGGTAGTCGAACGGGAATTGCGCGTCGCCCGTTCGGTGGTAGATCAGTCGGGCCTTCTCGGACGGGCTGGCGGCGGTGAACAGGTCGCCCAGGTAACGGTACTCCTCCACGTGCTGCGCTGACAGCCGGTCACGCTGGTGCAGCTCGTTCCAATCCATTTTGACCTTGCCCTGTTGCTTGGGCAGGGCAGCCGATGCGGTCCATCCGTCCGCGCGGGCGCGCTCGATGTGCTGGGCCATGTAGCGGCGCCCCGCACGATCATCATCGAGCGCCCACACAAGACGAGGGCGGGGGCGGCCGGCCGCCGCGCATTGCTCCGCCAATGCGGCCAGCGCAGCGCGCGGATAGTTGACGCACGAAAGCAAGGCCACGGCGGCAATACCGTGATGCATGAGCGCGATGGCATCGAAGATGCCTTCCACCAGCCACAGTTCGGCTGCATCGGCTGGCAGATTGGGCGGCTGCCACCAGGTGCCGCCGTACTGCCCGTGAAAGGTCGCCTTGCGGTCGCCGAATCGCTCAGGCTGGTCGATGATGCGCTCCCAATACGCACCGCCCGCGAGCGGAAAGCGGACTGTAGCGCTGCCGATCTTCAGTTCATGACTGTAGTAGCTCTCTTGCACGTACCAGCCGGCAAGGCGTGCCAGGTCGAAGCCTCGGGCGTCGCGCAGGTAGGCATCCGCAGCTGCGTTGGGTGCTTCGGATGAGCGCACAAACCGATCGCTCCACGAAGCGAACAGTTCGGGATACAGCTCTTTGACGTGCAGCTCGGATGCGCATTTGTTGAGGCGGTTGCAGCGGACGACCCAGGGTGCCTCGGAGAAGGCCCACAGCGAGCGCTTGCCGCACGACGGGCATGTGCCTGCCTCCAGCTTGTTGTTGCGCTCCTTGAAGCCGTAATCGCGCACCAGGCGCAAAGCGATGTCGCCAGCGAGGGTAGGGTTCATGTTACTGCGCGGCCTCCCACTCCTGGCCGTTCCAGCGTGCAAAGCGGATCAACTGCTGGTGGTAGTAGTCGCCGCCCTGGATGTTCCAGAGAGGAACCGGGACGCCACGCATCCAACGCCGGATGATTTCGCGGCCGATGTGTTCCGCCGCTACGCCAGCGTCGTGATTGTCATTCGTGGCGGGGTTGGTCTGCGCGATGTACCAGAGGGCGGCGAGGTAGTCGTCGGTGCAGCCTTGCAAGGTGCTGGTGTCGATGTTGAAGGCGATCGTTGTTTTCATGGTTGTCGGGTGTAAAGGTCAGTCGTCCAGGTCGCCGGCGGCGCAGCGCTTGAAGTCGAGGGTGGGCGGATTCGAGCGGCGCCGGCGCAGCGGAGCCAATGCCCCGGCGGCGCGCACGACGGCCCGGCGTAGCGCCGGCGGCATAGCGTCGTATGGCGTGACCAGCCGCAAAAAGCGGTGGGTCCAACGCACGTCCGCTTCACTGATGTCGGGCCTATCCATAGCGGCGGCTCCGATTGAAGAAGCCGAGCCACACGCCGTGGCCGTAGCACAGCGTGAAGAACAGGCTGGCAGTGAACATCCCAGCCTCGCCGGTTACGTGCGTCAGGTACAGCCAGGCCGGTTGCCCGAGCAAGCCGGCGAGCGCGCCCCACCGCTGGGTGCGAGCGCCGTAGTTCATCAGCGCCACTGACACCAGGGCGGACATCAGCATCCAGAGGTTCACCAGGGCGAGCATCACGCGACCGCTCCAGCAGGACGCGCACAAAACGTTACGACTTCACCAGTGGCGAGGGATTGGCAGCGGTTCTCGATGTGGAGCAGGAGGCTGATATTGCTGCCGTCCCAGGTCGTCACGCGAAGCATCTGCGTGGCAAAGACGTACCCGGGTCCATCGTCATCGGCTGGCAGCTTGTGGAGCTGCACCGGCTCGACCTTCAGTCCGGTGACTTTGCTAAACGAGGTGTTGATGAATGCCATGAGTGGCTCCTTTTTTTAGGCAAAAAAAATCCCCTCGCGCCGGGTAAGGCGCGAAAACAAACGCGAGGGGAAGGGGGTTAGGGGGCTACGCCGTCAGCCGGTCAGCAAGTCGAGCTGGCGCGGGTTGGTGGGTAGCAGGCGGGTCCGGCCGACCGGGAGGTAGGCCTGGGGATTGGGGATCATGGACGGCGCGACGATGCGGACTTGCGAGACGATGGCCACGCACGTGTACGCACAGACCACATTGGGGCACTGGACGTACAACTCGCGCGAAAGCAGTGATACCGCGCGGCTGGTGCGGATATGCATGCGGGTGTCGCAATGCGGGCAAACGAGTTTCATTGAGAGGGTTTCCGCGTGAGGGCCGGGACGGCGGGATCGATGGGCCGGGGCGCGGAGTGGTCAACCCTGAGGGGATTCGAGAACAGCAAGGCCGGACGCCTCCATGCCTTTGATGAGCATGAGGCGGACCATGCTGGAAACGGAACGGTTCTCCTCCAGCGCCTGGGCTTCAAGCGCGGCAAGCTCGTGCGGCATCAGCCGAGTGCTGACAGTGCGCGTCGTCAGCATGCCGCGTCGTGCGGGGGAGACAGGGGGTTTCGCGAGAGCCATGTCGATATACTTGAGTGGATCAATGAGACAGTGCCTAGTATATGCACCGAACGGTTTAATTTCAACACAATAAATGGATCAAATGGAATCGCTAGGGGAACGTCTCGCCGAGGAACGCAAGCGCAAGGAGCTGAACCAGACTGAGTTCGGCGCGCTCGGTGGCGTGACAGTGAAGACGCAAGTGCTCTACGAAAAATCCGAGCGGGTGCCGGACGCCAACTACCTCACTGCACTGGCCGATAGCGGTATCGATGTGCTGTACGTGTTGACGGGCAAACACTCGGCTGCAGAGCTGGCGCCTGATGAAGAGATGGTCCTAACGGGTTACCGGAAGCTCGATGCGCGGGGGCGTGCAGGTGTGCTGGCGCTGATTGGCGGTATCCAGCCGGAAGCGGAAAAGAAGACGAAGACGCGCAACGAGATGGTGTTCCACGGCTCGGTTGGCGATGTCAAGAACATCAGCGGCGACTACCACGAGACCCGCCAGCAGACAGTCCAAGCGGGTAGCGGCAAGAAGAAGCGTGGAGACAAGGACAGCTAGCCATTGTTCCTGGATACACGCCCCTCCTTTTGAGGGGCTAGTAGGCGGTGCGTCGCGTGTCGTAGAGTGCCGCGCTTCTCCACACCAGCGGCAAACAATAAAAAGAGGGGCCGCCAACTAGAAGTATGAAGTCACGTTTTGAATTTCACGGCGATGTCAAAAAGGTCATCAACGGAACCACGATCTTCCTCGCGCCGCGAACCATTCGAGACACAGCAGCACCCCCAACCGAATCGCGGGGCCGGCGCAACAAACGCCAGCAACCCGCATTTCGTCAGCGTTGGAAGATGATTGCCCTGGCCTCGGTCACAAGCGCAGCGGTTGCCGTGCTGATAACGAGTTGGATGCTTGCAGACGTGCCGCTGTCCGACTGCGAATGGGACGGCCACACGTACTCTGTCGGCGCCATCATGCACGCCTACGAGTCGGCTACGTTCGAATGCGTGCTCGATCCGGCAGAGCATCGTGATCCATACTGGGTGCCCGGCACCTAAGCGAAGTAGGAAGCGAGCGAGGCCGACTAGCTTTGCGCGGGAGTCTCGGCAAGACGCGCAGCGGCGATATCGTGATAGGCGGGTTCCATCTCACAGCCGACCCAGCGGTGACCCGCTTCCTTGGCCGCCACCAAGAACGTCCCCGATCCCGCAAACGGATCGCATACCACGCTTCCCAGCGGCACCAGGCTCACAACCTCACGTGCGAGGCCCATCGGCTTCTCTGTCATGTGGCGCTTGGGGAGTGCGAGCCTTTCAGCAAACACGCCTGGCAGATATGTCTTGTTGTTGGCAGGGACCGCCCCCTTCGTCGCCCACACCATGAACTCGGCCTGAGCCGAGAAGCCGCCGGCGCGGGGCCGCGCGCGGCCGGGCGTCTTGTCCCACACGACCACGCCGCGCCAGATGTAGCCGGCGCCCTGAATGGCGTCGGTGAGGCTCGGCAGTTGGCGCCAATCGGTGAAGCAGGCCAAATAGCCACTCTCCTTGGTCGCGCGGTAGGCCTCGGCCAGCCAGGTCATGCACCAGAACGTCCATGAACGCTGGTCCTTGTTATCGTGGCCGAAGGTGGCGTACTGCGTCCGCACGCCCGAGTGAATGTATTTCGTCTGCGGTGCTTGTGCGCGGGTGCCAGCATGCAAGCCGCCCGACGAATACGGCGGGTCCGTGAACACCATGTCGATGGATGCATCAGGCAGGCCGCGCAACACGTCCAGGGCGTTGCTACGATGAAGGTGATTGAGCTTCATGGGTGGGGGCTCCACTGTACGAAGCTCGCTGGCTCTCTGGTGCGGGGCGCTCGGCCCTCAGGATATTCATCGTCCCGCAGCGCGGGCATTTGATGGCGAGGCGCACGTATTCGCCTGCGCCGAGTTTGCGGTGGCATGCGCCGCAACGGATGTCCTGCATGGATTGCTGTTCCTGCTGTTACAGCACCAGAATGCCTCGGGCGCGCGTGCAACGCACCAGCCGCCTGTTGTCGATGCCCACGCCACAACACGGCGCCCCGCCCGGGCCGTCACCTGGCGGCCGTACCCAATTCTTCCAGCTTCTCCGGCTGAATCTCCAGCTCCAGCGAGCTTGTATAGCCGCGATCATTCAGGTTGTGCGTCACCTTGCCGACGCTCCACTGCGTGTTGTCGATGTCCTTCTTCCACCCGCTCACGCTCGCATGCAGTGAGGGGAACAGGTCCGGCCGGCCGCGCGCGAGCGTGATGGTGAAAGTGGCAACGCCGCGTTGAATCTTGCGCCACTCGGCGCGCGCCGCGCGCTCGGCGTTGGCCTTCGACGCATAGGTGTGGCGCAGCACGCGCGCGTTGTCCGGGTTCGGCTGCGCGGCCACCGTCGCCGCCTTC